TGCATGGGACCTTGCGGGCCATTGATAGTCATGATATTCGACGCCGCGTCTTCCTGCCCCATTACATTTAGGGAATCAGCCATTCCTGGCATTATCTATCTCCACGTTGATTAACGTCATAAGCTATAGCAGCAGTTATACCCCCGAGCGGGAACGCTGCTTCGGCGAGGACGTATGTAGGTCCGGCTGTTCTTTTAGGCGTGCGTAATTCATCTTTGAGAAGTGCTGCTAAGTCTTTTTTTGCTTTTTCGTGTTCACGACGAAAAGAATTTTTTGTAAATTCTATCTCATCTTGCAGTTCACGAATTTTGTCTTCGCGCTCTTTCCCAGTATACGGCCTATCCCCTGCTTCTCTAGGAGCACGTTCAGGATCAAACGTTGCATACTGAGAACGAATCTGCTGAGGCTTGAACACTGCATAAATGTCAGTTACCGGCCCGCCGTCTGTGGTGTTCTTCATTATAACGCCGTCGTGACCTTTATCCTTCGCTGTCTGGAGTAGGTCGTGGTACGACACCTCGCGGTATGATTTACCTTTAAAATCATGCACTAAAGGATTGGTCATGCGCAACTTGACGGGCATTACGCTTTGATATTGAGCCATAAGCTGAAGCTCTGCATTAACCATCTCTTTTTTTAATGCCTGAAGTTCAGGATCATTTCGCCAAGCTTTGGAAGCAGATTGTTTAATACCGCCACTTTGTGCGTCAACATCTTGGGCCACTTTAATCTGTCTGTCTGTATACCTATCGCCAAGTTGTGATAGTTTATCTGAGATCGGCCGCAACTGTGCGCCTAATTCTTCCTTAGTCACACGTCCAAGCTCTACAGGATCAGCATACTGCGCATAAGAATTTGCAGTTTCAGAATCAGCACTAAAGAAGAATGCTTTCCTAGCACTGGGCGCATCTGTAGTCTTACCTAATAGTCCAGGATCATAATCTGTTATATCACCTGCAGTCCCGTGGAACGCGTCGATGTTGAAGCCTTGTTTGACTGCGCGATCTAATCTAGCTTTCTCTACATCGGGCAAATCATCTATAAACTGACGCCTCACAAAATCAGCATCGCCTACGTTTGCACGTTCGTCTAAAGCAGCCCAGCGCGAAATGTCTCCGGTTTGTGTTCTGGCATCAATATCAGCATATGCCGCATCTGTAGATTGGCGCAACTGAGTTAATGCCGCTTCGCCAGGCACCTCTCCTCGTGCGACGGCTTGTTCGTACAGTTGCTGCGATAACTGACCTTTCCGAGTAGGCTGCACATCGGGCATAGGTTCGTCAGTCACTCCTACGTCTCTACGGCCTAAGCGTTTTGCGATACTGCTTAGAGCTTTACCGCCACCGAGCATTTCAAGGGCCGACATTTGTTCAGCGGTCCCGAGCGGATCCTGCACTGCTTCGATACCTGCTTGGCCTAATGACTGAGCAGTTCCAACCGGATCCTCTATCGCCCCTTCAGCCATACCTCGCAACTGTTGTATAGCACCTTCGGGATCTTGTAACACCGCGCCTATACGTTTCGCTGGGTTTGCGGCGAGCCATCGGGGTATGAGTTCCGCGAATCGTCCTAGTTCGTCTTCTGCTTGTAGTGTGCTTTCGAGACGTTGGCCCATATCTTGTAGCCCCGCGCCGAATTGCGCGACCACATCGGGAGCACCACTAGGATAGTTATAGGGATCCATACGTAGCCTAGGGTCGGGTTTCTCTACGCCTAGCCTATTGATGAGATCCATTATAGATTCGCGTTGTGCCATCGTTTATTCTATGATTAAATTCGCCAACCGAAATTATTCACTTTTTGAATTTTTTCAAAATTATAGCGAGACGAGGTTATTTCCAACGTCACACTAAGGTGGATGTGCCCCCCGCCCTCGGGAGTTTGATTGATCGAACAAGCGTTGGGCTTACCGAACACCTGTCTACATCGCCATACAAACGTCACATAAGCCAATCACCTGATCGACGTACCCAACAAACGATCAGTATGCCCAACATCCGATCGATACGCCAAACCGTTCACTATATTAACCAGGTGTTCAGTATGCCAAACAGCTGCATTATGTGCCATACAAAGATTATGCCAATCCAACAAACGTAGCGCAATATTAACTAAAGTTCACCCCTATATATTAAGGTATTAGCGATCAACCGTCAAGCTGAACAAGTGAGCACTATTCATACCGTATCCTACCCATCAGAAATCTGAATAAACGACAGAAATCTGTAAGTGTAATATAAACAATGGGTTAGAGTATTTTACCCTCAGAAATCTGAGACTATGGCATAAATACAATAGTGCACAAAAGAATAGTATAAAGATACATCAAAAAAAGATAGGTGCATAAGTGTATGTAAATAAAGAGGTTAGGAGAAAAGTATAAATAAACTGTAATATTATGCGAGGGTGGCACTGAATTCGCTACTATAGGGGTGTAAGGAAGAAAACACAAAACGAAACACAAAACAAGGGAGACACAAAAAGTTTCGCAAGCTACAGCCTAACAAGCTATTAAAATTAAATAAGGCGCGCTGAGATAACATAGAGAAAACTCAGCCAACCAAGCGTAGAGTGGAGAGCCAAAGGCTATAGCAGCCAGGGCGACGACCCTTGACAAAGCTCTACGCCAAGACGGACCTTGCCAGCCAATAATGTCAATCCCTTAAAAGAGAAAGAGACCTATCATGGCTCGCAGTAAATTCGAAGACCTAAGTGTAGTAAGTGAACTCGACAATTTTACTATTCGCCAGCACGTAAGCACTAAAGGTGGCGAACCGATTACTACACCTGGTGGCCGTGTAATTGAGTATCCAATTGCGCGCATTTCGAGGAATAATAGTGAGGGAGTCGATGTGGCCGAATTGGTCGAAGCTCTAGACAATGCGTTTAAAAGCCATTGGGAAAACAATCTGGACGCTCCTGACCATATCGAATTTCCAAGTCTGGCCTATCGGATTTGCATTGGCCTAAATCACGCGCATAGCCTGGAACACGATGGACGTTGGCCGTCGGGTGTGCCTTCTTATCGCTTCGAGAGTTTTAAAAAGGATTTAATCGAGGCAATTGGCAATGCTGATAACGCTACCACTGATTCTGAAGTGCTCAGACTCAAAGATGACTATCCTGAGTATTTTAGTCGCTGGCAAGCTGAAACTGCTGCAGCACAAGCAGCGTTGGCCAGTCTGTAAAGAGTAAGTTTTAAGGGGGGAGTGCTAGTATAGGCTCCCCCTACACTTAACTAAACAAGGGATTTAAAACATGCACGCGATTAATGATATGAATAATTGTGCCACTATCGAAGAGTATGATAGGGTAGTATGTATGACTGAAGTTGAGTTGTGGCGCAATTTTCAAATTTACAAAAACTGGTTAAAAGTAATTGGCGAAAAGTTACTTGTCGACGCTACTGAAACTGAGCTTGACAATTTGAAATTTGGCCTTAAAGTAAAAAATCAGCTAAAAGCCTATACGGATATTCCCCTCCGCTAATCCTAACCCCTGGCCTACGGGCTGGGGGTTTTTGTATGTATACCAAAATCATAAATTCGGTTACTGAAGTTATACACTGGTTTGCGTTTTTGCTTTGCTTTGAATGAATTTTACAACTTTTAAACAAGGGTTTAATAGTTTAAACTTGTCTAAGTCTATGTAAATAAAGGACTTAGCAAACTTTGAAACTTTGAAACATTTAAACAAGGCGCTCGCTCTTCACACAAGAGTATATATAAATATATATAAAAATATATGTATTTTATATAAAAGAATAGTTAGTTTCCTCTCCACTCTTCTCACTCGAAATAGGGCACTGTTTAATTGTTTCAATGTTTCAAAGTTTTATAACCTCAATAAAAACAATGACTTAAATTAGGGTAAACTATTAAACCATAAGTTTCAAAGTTATGTAAGTTCAATAAAAACAATGACTTAGAATAATTCTAAACTCCCCTCAGATTTCTGGCACTCACCTAAGTCTAATAAAAACAACAACTTAGGTATAATTGTCTCAGAAATCTGATACTCTCTGAATTATGTCAAGTGCATAAGTTCAATAAAAACAGGAACTTACGAGCTTGGCACGATTTTTGCAAGCTATATGTGTTCACTCTTATAAACCATCCATACGGGAGCCAACCCATGGAACTGCAGACAGCGCATTCAGCTGAACTCAAGCTGAGATTGATGGATATCAATGACGAAGTGCAAGCATTACGGGATGAAGCGTCCAAAATCTCTGCGGAGTTAGTATCGAGGACAGTGCCCAAATACGAGAATGGCCAGATACTTCAGCGTATGAATGAATTCGGCGCGAAGAAAAATATCTGTATTATCGACGCAATTCCTACTGCAGACGGATGGAAATATAAATGCGAACAAGCAGGCGTTCTCACCAATATCAAGACATACTTCATTGAAGAGTCCCATCTGCACGACATTGGACTTAAAGGTAAAGATTTCTACACCACAAGTCCAAAGCACGAATTCCACCGTAAACCTAAGCGACAGAAGAAAGGAGGCCAAGAGACTAAATCTGTCAAGATCGATGCAGCAACACAAGACAAGATTAATGCGTTACTAAATATATAGGAGCCAGCCAAATGATTGATAGTATAGATCGTTATGATGCCCGCGTGCAATCCGCGGAGATCGAAGAAATCAAAGAGAAAGTTGTAAGGATTGAAGAGCTCATGGAGGAGTTTGTTAATATCCTTGAGCTTATGGAAGAGCGTCTTGTGAACCTGGCTAATGAGGTGAGGCGCTCATGAATATCCCCACACCTTTCGTTCCTTCGCACAAACTCAATATTACTATTGAGATTGATGATGTCGATTGGGATACTCTCAAAGAGATGACTAACTGTGGAGACTATCTCGACAATTCGACATACGAGAATGCTTTAGTTAATGGCATTCTAACGCAGATACTAAACCAGAAACGCGAATTCGACACATACCTCGATACATGTATCAAAACCTGGGAGAATGATCAATGACTTCAGAACGCAAACATGACGTGATGCACGTCATTATCAGTGGTGAGCTTCCGAGTGGGGGCTATTTTAGTATTTTCCACAATGATGACCACCCTGATACAGCAATCAGTCTTCCGCGTGATGCCACTCCCGAGGATCTTATAACTATTGCAGGATTGGTTACGGATATCACCGAACTCATTAATGCCTACGAAGGTACGCTGCACTTCTGCTCAAAAGGAGACGCCTAATGAAAAACATAGGGCATTTCTCACTTGTGCGCGTCAACGATAATATAGTGGAGCTTACCAGGCAGAATATGTTTGGCGAAGAGGCATCGAGATGCTTTGAAGCTAAATGGAATGAGTTTGTCCCTAACTTTCAGAAGTGGATGCGCGACGAGATGCTGATTCAAGACGCATTCCCTGACTTCTCTGCTGATGATCGTGAGTTCATCGTATCGGGACTCACCCCTGATGCCTGGGATAAGATATTTGGGGAGCCGGAAGAAGTAGATACTGAGTTATCCGAAGAGCCGGGGCATTAATTCGGTTGCCGAATTTAATCACTCATAAAAGGATAAACCACATGACCAGTTCAAGCACATCTCCTGCTATGCCATTTGAATTAATGGAAAATCTTACAGAAGTAGCTAAGGCTTTAAACGTTCATCCGCGCACCATAATTAAATGGAACACTTCAGACGAGGATTGGCCCAAAGATTTAGTTATGGTAAAAATCTGCAGGCCTTTCAATAAGATGAAAGGGTTTGAAGATTATTGGCTTCCAGAAGGCGCGCTTATTTGCTTAACTAAGATTTACCCAAAGCGTAAACCATCTGCTGCAGCAAAAGAAATTGAAACTCTTAGGAAGCGTTTAATCGAAGCGTTGCAGCAAAATGAAGAACTAACTGATATACTCCGAGATAAATTACAGCTTGACCACCCATAGTCAATATGATGGACCATCCTTTTATCACATACATTGACGAGGTATTCTTTCCTCCACTCCGGGAGCAAGACATAGTTGTAATGTCTTATTGGAAAGACTACACTTGTGAGCGAGTATCTGACCCATGTCAGCCTCGCAGGGGCTATAACCATAAATCTGTTCGTAAAGTAAAAGGAGTTAGAGACCGTAATCTCAACCCAAAAGTTATTTTAACTCGCACTGACCGCGTCCTGGCTCCCGCGCGTTAGTGCAGTAGAGGGTGGCATACTCCCGTTTTGCCACCCTCTACACTTTTTATGGAGTAACATAATGAACACAGACGTAGATCCGAAGTATTTAGAAAACCGTGTCTTTGTTAATTTCAACAAAGAAATTCGTGAAGTAATCGGAGACTGGGAAATAGATGGAGAGCCATACTACAGGCTCCGTCCTACACCCAGTAGTCCTGGCGGCGCTACAGTAAAAATTGAAGACGCAGAAATAATCGATGTCGATGCGTCTCTCATAATTCCCGTTGAGTCTATGACTGATGAAGAGCTCGAACAGGCTTTGAGCGACGCTGAAAACGAGAGGCTCATAGTCAGTGACCGCAAACAAGCAAAGGCGGCGCGGACTAAGAAAGCTGCCAAAGCAGTAATTCCTACTACGAAAGAATTTCAAGACAAGATGAATGCATTACTTAATCTTTAATGGATTGCACGTCGCCATAATTGTAGGAATTGTTATGACGATTGCATATTTCATAAACAAGAAAATAAAATAATGCAAACAGGCATAGATTCTAAAAACAGAGTCATCAAACTCGATAACTATTCATTGAGTCTTTTCCGGGAATGTCCCAGGAAATACTTTCATCGAATTGATTCAGGTTTGATTCCTGAATCTTCATCCCAATCCTTAGCTCCTGAGTTGCTATTCGGTATTGCAATTCACCGTGCGATGGATACGCTCTTCAACGAGCAAGATCCAGAATTAGCTTGTGAACGCTTCCTCGACGCCTATCAACCAGTCCCTGAAGATGCCAAACGTACGCCAGGGCGAGGCATTAGTATTATAGAAGATTATTGGGAGAGGTGGAGCCGAGAGAATGATCGTTACGATTTGAGCGTATCAGAAGTTAAGTTTGAAGTCAACATAGGGAAAGTCCCCAGTCTCGATGGCGGAGCGCCTTACGCTGTATACTACGGCGGACTTATCGACAAAGTCTTAATGCGCGACGATCAAGTGCTTTTAATGGACCACAAAACTTCTAGTTGGGAAAGCACTTATCTCATTCCTGCATACGCTCAATCCCAACAATTCAAAGGGTATGTCTGGGCGGCAAGACAAATCAATCCTGCATTTGCTTCCTGCACACAGCTCATCGTCGATGTATTACTCATTAAGCCTAAAAACAATGATTTCTTTCGTAGTGAAGTCATGTGTAATGAAGACGATTTAGAAGAATGGCGCGAGGGGATACTTCAAACCATTCAAATGATGTTGATGTGCAAACACACAAATACCTGGCCACAGTTCGGAAAGGAGTCATGCACTAATTGGAATAGGCTGTGCCCGTATTTTGAATTATGCGACGCCAAGAAATCCTTGCGTCGTGGTATGACGGAATCCCTCTACACCACCGAATTCTGGGATACAAGTGATAGATAATGACACGCAAACATTACAAGATCATCGCACAAGCAATGGCTGAAAGTAAGCCAACCGGAACAAACGAATCATACTCCAATGATATAGTAGTATGGAGAGCTACCGTTGAAACGTTAGCAATGCATTTACGACACAACAACGCGAACTTCGACAAAGATAAATTTCTCGACGCTTGTAACTATTACAAATAGGAGCCACGCAATGCCTATAGAATTTGACGGCGCAGATACTGCAAGTCCTGGCCCAGTTAAGAATCTACTCTACGGTGAGCCAGGTATGGGAAAGACCTTTAGCCTCAGATCGCTGCCGAAAAGCGCTCTCCCAGCATTGCTCATAGACTTAGATCGGGGCGCTACATCTGTATTAGGAGGCTTCGATAAAGGAGAACTCCTCGGCTTTATTCCAGACCGATTTGCAAAGGCGGGCAGAAAAGAAGCTCCAGCTGCTTACGAACAAGTCAAAGACAAGCTTAACGAAATCCATAACGACGATGCAATAAAAACTGTTGTAGTTGATTCATTTACAGAATTGTATCAGAATATAATGGATTACGTAATGCACAAGAACAACAAAGCATTAGACAGTGCGCCTACACAACCAGACTATGGTATGGCGATGCGCTTCTGTATTAAGTTTGTCGAAGCTCTAAGCGAGCTTAACAAACACATCGTGGTGATTTGTCACGAAGCTAACCACACTAACGACGTAACTGGGATCACTAAAGTCACTCCTGCGTTGACAGGCCAGTTAGCCTCTAAGATCCCTGGCTACTTCGACAATGTGCTCCACGCCAAGGTGAAAGGCCGAGGCGAGAAGCGGGAGTATATCTGGGAGACAGTCCCTAACGGATTGTATATCGCACGCACTCGCACACAAGGTTTAGATACAGAAATCCCACAAGACTTCAGCTTGCTGATAAAGGATTAATGATGTCACACTTAGTCTCGTTTAAATATCCCCATGATTTTTTTGATGCAGACCTTGATGTTACTGCAACTGTATGGCCCGGAATAGCGGCAACTCGTTGGGATCCTGCAGAGCCTGCAGATTTCGGTATCGAAAAAGTTACAATAAGCACTACTTCAGGCGACATTGATTTCGAAGACTTGCTCAGCGACGTAGCGCTTGAAGAAATCGCACAATACTTTTGGGATAATATTGATGTCGAGTAAAGACGAATTTAATCTTTTAAAAAGTGGAGAGCTTTCTCGAGACTCCACTGATGCATTTTCGCTTGTCGTTACTCAAGAGGAAATAGATTTATTGATTGCACTCTTGCATAACGACATTGACAGAAAACTCCGCCACGATACCGATCCCTCCGTGGCACAGTCAATCTTTGCTAAGATTATTGACTTAGGATTGCGGTCTGAGGAAAGTGAGGACGACACAGACCAATAACTTCGGGGACCGAATTTAATCTAACTCTAACATGAGGACTTGAACATGACTGAAGCAACGCTAGACTTCGGAAGCTGGGAATCAGAGGAAAAGAACCTCAGCAATACTGTACCTGCCGGAACGTATGACCTGCAACTCGATAAGTGGGAATACCGGGAATCTAAGAATAAGGGTACAGCCGGAGTCAATTTTATTTTTAAAATTGTCCAGAACGATGACTCTACTCTAAACGGCCGCGTGATTTTTCACTGGGCGGGTTGGGGTACGTTCTTCTTCCGTTCCTGCATCATGGCACTCTTCGAGGATCGTCTCAAAGAGTTGAATGGATTGGATCCGGACAGCGACGAATACGAATCGAGCAAGCTGAAGCTGAATCTTGGCGACATCCAGAACGACGTATCTGAGGATTTGGATGAGGCTATAGGTTCAATCGTTATTGCCGAGGTAGCTGTCAATACCTGGGTTAACGATACCACTGGAGAAAAAGGCGAGAACAACAAAATCTCCAAGTTTCAGCAGCAAAGCTAAATAATCATAGAGGGGGAGAGCCACTAGGGAGGCGCGAAGCTCCGGAAATCTGAAACAAGGAAATCCCTTGTGGGTTATACTTACTCTTGGGGAGTAGTAAGTATAAACAGATTTTTTCGCGTTCGGCTCTCCCCCTTTTTATTTATAAGGACAAACAATGGGTTCAGTAACTGAGACAGTAAAGCAAGAGAATATAATCATTCCCGACGATCGTCAACGCAGTGTGCGTCACGACGAAGCTTTAGGGGAACTTATAGAGTCTATCGCAGAGACTGGGCAAATCCAGCCTATTGTCGTAGACAACGCTAATATACTAATCGCGGGCGAGCGCCGCTTAACTGCTATACGCAAACTGGTTTCTGATGATCGTCATAACGGTGATGTATTATGTCGGCGAATTCACCCCGAATCAGATTTCCACCGTCATGCAATTGAGTTAGAAGAAAACATTAAGCGAGTCGATCTTACTCCAGCGGAACGTGATCTCGCTATAGCAGAATACACTCGACTTCGCCAAGCACAAAAAGGCAAAGCCAAACAGCACGTCGGAGGCGGCCATTCCCAAGCAGACACAGCTAAGGAATTAGGCATAAGCGAGGCCACTGTCTCTGACGCAATGAAAAGCGCCACAATCCTCGAACATCACCAGAAAACAAATCCCGAACTTGCACAGCAAATCATAGACGAAGGATGGACAAGAAATGCAATCGTCAACAAATTCAAACAAGACCGTATCAGACAAATCCGCGCAGAAATCGCAAACCGAGCTTCAGCCAAACTCTCAGGAAAACTCGATGATGTCGTACATTGTGGAGACGCCCTTGAATTTCTTAATGGCATTAATGCTGAAAGCGTGGATTTATTCCTTACTGATATCCCTTTTGGCATGGATGTTTTCAACAGTGCTGACTTACGTAACTCATCTTTAGGTACACAATGGGAAGATGATCCTGCACAAGTAAAAGAATTTGTGCGTGAACTCATACCTCGTGTGTATAAAATCCTCAAAGACAACACCCACGCCTTTATCTTCACTGCATGGCATCAGACATTCTGGATCGAAGAGATCGCAGAGCAGAATGGCTTTGTCTTTGAGTATCCCCCTGCTATATGGGATAGAGAACACGTTACTCCATCCAGGCAACCCACACTTTCATTCGGCAAAACTTATGAATACATAGTACACCTTCGTAAAGGTTCTCCCGTATGGCCCGAGTCATTAGGGAGCGACGTGATCCGCGG